GGCTTTACCCTGTAACTCGTCGGTAATCTCCAACAGTTCCTTCAAACGGTTGTTGTCCAGAGACTGTATTTCACCGTCATCCGGCTGGAGAAAACCACAACATATCTGCTGTAAACGCATAATTTGCGTCAAAACACTAGCCGTAGTAGCTAATTCGCCATTCTCTAGCTTAGCCAAAGCTAACTTTTTCATCTAATGTAGACCCGCTTCTGCTCATCGGTCAGGGCTACATCACGGCGCATATACATTTTGTCCGGCAGATCAAGGCACTGCTCTTTCAGGATGCGATTACTAAAGCGGTCCAGCTTCAAGTTCAACTCATCCAGACGCCGGTAGCCGACAATCTCTTGAAAAGCACGGGTGCCCACCTTACGCTTTTGAACAAGCGCATAGCGGTTCTGAAAGGCATAGTAACTGTTAAAGCCCAGCGCATTAGACGACAGGACAGCGCACTGACTATATAAATCCATCGGGGACTTAGTGACAGGCGAACCGGTCAGGATACGCCGATACTTAGCCTCTTTAGCCAGCATCATTATGTTCTTAGTGCGTGTCGCTTTGCGGCTTTTGATAGTCGTGCTCTCATCAACTACCATGATATTGGCAGGGTTTTTGGCCAAAAACATATAAGCGGCCTTTGTGCCACGCGGCGTGGACAACGCCTCGACGTTCATTACAAACACTTTGAGGCCGTCAAACGGCTCATACACCAAAGCTTTCATCTCATCCTGAAACTTTTTAGCCGTAGATGGCGTCCAACGCACAACCATGCGCTCAATGTCGTCAGGTAGGTGGGTGGGGATTTCTCCTTTTACCCAGTTGTCATAAACGCCTTTTGGTGCCAAGATTAAAGCCGCACTAACTCGCTTTGCCTCATATAGCGCACCGATAGTGTCAATCGCCACTTTGGACTTACCTGTTCCCATCTCCATGAACAGCGCATAATAGTCCGCGGCCCACGAGTCTTCTAGGGCTTTCCGCTGGTGATCGAAGGGTTCAGTCTTGAACTTGTAATTTTTCATTAAAATTCTCCTTGACTATGCGAACATATACGCTTATATATGACATTGTCAAGACCCGAACGGTGTCTTTAACCACGATAGGAGAAACGCGATGAGCGATATTTTCGATCAAATGGAGCAGGACTTTGAACAAAGTCTAGCAACCTCCGTTGAAAAACTGGACCAAGGTGACCTGACTACGGTTGCTGGGGTGGCCAGAGCAATCCGTGACAAAGAGAGGGCTATCAACGACCTTGAGCAGAAGCTGAAGGACGAGAAGAAAGCCTTGCTTAAAATGACGGATGAAGACCTACCTACCATGCTTGCAGAGATTGGTCTGTCTAGCATGAAATTGGATGACGGCTCAGAAGTGACTGTCAAACAAACCTACGGGGCAAGCATCCTTGTAGATAACCGGCCAGCCGCTTACGACTGGCTCAGAGAGCATGGGTACGATGACATCATCAAAAATACGGTTGCCTGTCAATTTGGTAGAGGGGAAGACGACCGAGCGTCGGCGTTCAAAGCCTTTGCCGAAAAAGAAGGCTACTTCGCCGAACAGAAGACTGAAATCCACCCACAAACACTCCGTGCGTTCGTTAAAGAACGGGTGGAAAGTGGTGACGAGTTCCCGATGGAACTCTTCGGAGCCTTTATAGGCCAACGAGCCGTTGTCAAAGGGAGCAAATAAAATGGCTGATAAGAAAAATGCTGTAGCAGAGCAAAAAACTGCTGAAATCGTTCAGTTCGATCCATCAATGTTTGAAGCGGATGCCGGAACTGGTCTTGAAAATATGGGTCAAGACGACCTTGCCCTGCCGTTCCTGAAAATTCTGGGCGGTATGAGCAGGGAACTTGACGACCTTGAAGACGCCAAGAAAGGGGACATCTACAACACCGTCTCTGGTGGCGTTTACAGGGGCAAGGATGGCATTCGTGTCATTCCGGTAGCCTACCAGCGTCGGTTCATCCAATGGGCCCCCAGAGGCGAAGGAACGGGCGCACCGGTGGCAATCTATGCTCCGGGTGAGGCTATGCCAAAAACCGAGCGTTCAACCGAAGATAACAAAGAATATGTTACCGACGGTTCCGGTCAGTATATCGAAGAGACCCACCAGCATTTTGTAATCGTGCTGAATGAAGACGGGTCTGCTGAGACAGCACTGATCGCGATGAAATCAACCCAGCTAAAGAAGTCCAGAAAATGGAACAGCATGATTTCGTCACTCACTATGCAGGGCAAGAACGGGCCGTTCACACCGCCGCGTTTTAGCCATGTGTATCTGCTCAAGACCAATCTTGAGGAAAACAGCAAAGGTAGCTGGCACGGCTGGGAAATGAGCCGTGAAGGCCCTGTGCAAGATATGGCCCTCTACAACCGCGCTAAAGACTTTAATGCAAGCATTCAGTCTGGTGACGTTGTTGTAAAGCATCAGGACGATACCGTAGGCGGGGACAACTCCGACGACGTACCGTTCTAAACAGTTGGGGTGGCGTTATAGCGTTATAACGTCACCCTTTTCTTTTTGGGGGCGTCATGTCTGTAGAAAAGTTTTCAGCCATATTTAACGGCCTACAGTTGGCCTATGGCACATATAAAATAGAAAAGCAGCAGGCTAACGGGAAGAACACCGGTAGAGCCGCCATCATACGCGAACCGCGCACCACGGAACTGTGGGCGGGGCACCTGTCCGGTAAGGGGCGGGGTATTGGAATTATACCTATCAATGAGGATAACCAGTGCGTATGGGGCTGTATCGACGTTGACCAGTATCCGTTAGACCACAAGCTTCTAGTCGAGAAAATCCGCAAGTTGCAACTGCCACTCGTTGTGTGCCGTTCAAAATCTGGCGGAGCGCACTGCTTCCTGTTCACCACAGAATGGGTAGACGCCAAAGATATGCAGTCAACTCTGCAACAGGTGTCAGCCGCGCTGGGATACGGTGGTAGCGAGATATTCCCAAAGCAGGTCAAACTACACCTCGACCGCGATGATGTAGGCAATTTCCTGAACCTGCCGTATTACGATGCAGAAGACGGCCTACGCTACGCTATTAAAGATGACGGCAGTTCTGCCACGCTAGAAGAGTTTTTTGAATTATACGAAGCGCACAAGCAGACACCAGAGCAGTTGCTGAAACTGCAAATCGGTGATGAAGCAGAAGCGGCGCAGATGAAAGATGGACCGCCTTGTCTGCAATTCTTGCTGAAGAACAAAATCAGCGAGGGCGGGCGCAACAACGGCCTGTTTAATATCGGCGTGTATCTCCGCAAGGCCTACCCCGATAGCTGGGAGTCAGAAATCCTGCAATATAATATGCAGTATCTCGTGCCGCCCCTGCCGTTGAATGAAGTCAACATTGTGGCAAGGCAGTTAGAGCGTAAAGACTACGCCTACAAATGCTCAGATGCCCCCATCAACGCGCATTGCAACAAGGAACTGTGCCAGACCAGAAAGCACGGCATCGGTGCCGCTATCCAAGGCGCGGCCATTGCCAACCTGCGTAAATATAATTCAAACCCACCCGTCTGGTTTCTGGATGTAAACGGCGAACCGCTTGAACTGGATACAGAAGGCCTGATGAGCCAGCCTACTTTCCAGAAGGCCTGTATGGAGCAGTTGAACTTTATGCCGCGCTCTGTAAGCAAGCAGGTCTGGGAAGGCCGTATCGGCGGCCTGCTGACAGAAATGAAAGACAATGAGAGCGCGATTATAGAAGTGGCAGAAGACGCCAGCATCAGCGGCCAGTTCTATGATTACCTAGAAGAGTTCTGCGTCCATCTACAGAAAGCCAACGACAAGGAAGAAATCCTGCTCAAGCGGCCTTGGACAGATGAAGAGTCCGGCATCACTATGTTCCGGCTCAAAGACTTTGAAGCCTTCCTCAAGCGCAACAAGTTTTTTGAATACAAGTCACACAAGATCGCCCAGCGTCTACGCGACAAGGGCGGCGAAAGCAAACTGTTGAAGATTAAAGGCAGGCCTGTTCGTGTGTGGCAAATCCCATCCTTTGAAACAGCCGAAGTTGAGTTCAACACGCCTAGCTTTGGCGGCAACCAGACGGAGGCACCCTTCTAATGTTACTAGCAGATGGATTTAATGACGCCGTCATCGGCACAGGAGAACGAGCAGGTCAGCCCACAATAGTGGTGTATGACTTTGATAGATGCGTGGCAATTCTATGCGAACGGGACAACATGAGCATAGATGAGGCTGTGGACTATATGTATTTCAATGTCATCGGCGCGTGGATGGGTGATGAAACCCCCATCTTCATGCGTCACGTTAACAGCGTCGAGGACTTAACCGATGTTGACTAGGAATCAGGAAATTTACAAAGAACGGGTGGTTGAAAAGCGCACTTTGCAATCCGTCGCGGATAAACACGGTGTATCCCGTGAGCGGATCAGACAAATTGTTGCCACCATCGAAGCCAGAGAAAGCCTGCTGAAGTCTTTCCCAGAAGTGCCTGTCTATGTCAAAGACATCCCGTGGAGGGTTCGCACATATAACTGCCTGTGCAACGAAAACCTAACGCCGATGTTCCTAGCGGAGTTTGTCGAATACGCCAGAAGAAACGACCTACGCAGGATACCAAATCTAGGCAAAGTAAGTCTGCGCGAAATTAAAACAAACTTAGCCCAACACGGTTACGAGTTGCCCGATGGATACTAAGATATTCCGTATATACGGCCCGCCCGGAACCGGTAAGACTACAGCCCTGCTTAACAAAGTGGACGAAGCCCTGTCTTCCGGCGTCAACCCTGCCCATATCGGCTACTTTGCCTTCACCCGCCAAGCGGCTAACGAAGCCAGCGAACGCGCCTGCACACGCTTTAACTTTGAGCCAGCACAACTGCCGTGGTTCCGCACCCTGCACAGTTTTGCCCTAAAGCTGTCCGGTATTCGCCAAGAACAGGTCATGCAACCAGAGCACTACAAAGAGTTAGGCCACGCTATCGGCCACGACCTTGTGGTGGACAGCCGGTCAATCAGCGGCGAGGAAGTGTTCGACCTGAACAAAAACAACAACCCCATCATCAGCCTGCTCAATCTGGCACGGCTACGCAAAATTGATTTGCGGCAACAATATGACGAAAGCGAACTGGACATCGAATGGAGCACCGTCAAGTATGTCTCCGACTGCATGACCGAATATAAGAACAGGTTCAGCCTCTACGACTTTACCGATATGCTAGAGGTGTTTGTCCGTGACGGCGCAGGGTTTTGTCCCCGTCTTGCTATCACCTTCATTGACGAAGCGCAGGACTTATCGCCCCTACAGTGGGATGTAGCCCATGTGCTAGAGCAGCATTCCGACCGCATCTACTGCGCGGGCGATGACGATCAAGCTATCTACCGCTGGGCAGGTGCCGATGTCGAACACTTTATCGGCCTCAATGGCGGCTACGAAGTGCTTGAGCAGTCCTACCGTGTGCCAGCCTCCGTCCATCCAATGGCAGAGCGCATTGCAAAACGCATCAAACGCCGCGTACCAAAGACCTACCTGCCACGCGAAGAAGCAGGCAAAGTGCAACGCATCCCTAGCACCGGATATATAGATTTTGCGGAGGGTTCGTGGCTCGTGCTGGCTCAAGCCGGTTATTTTCTTGATGCCGCTACCGAAGACTTAAAAAGCCGCGGTTTTCTGTTTAGTCGTAATGGAAGACGGTCTATCTCAGAGAAACTGAGCGAGGCCATCAACGGCTGGGAACAACTGAGAAAAGGCAAGAGAATTACGGGCGAGGCCGCACGAGCCATCTACAGTTATATGTCAGTCAATGACAGAGTCAAGCGCGGATTTAAGAAACTGCCCGCCCTAGATGATGACGAAACCGTAAGCCTCGAAGAACTGACCGCGAACCACGGCCTTCTAGCCACCATCGACATGATATGGCACGAGGCTATGGATAAAATGCCAAGCGGCGAAAGAGCATACATCACGGCACTTTTGCGGCGCGGAGAAAAGTTTAATGCCATACCCCGCATAGCACTGTCCACGATCCACGGCTCTAAGGGCGGGGAAGCCGACAATGTCGTTCTATATACCGATCTATCACCGGCGGCATCTAAGGCCGCTGAGACGGCTCCAGACGACTTGCATAGGGTGTTCTATGTCGGCGTTACACGCACCAAGCAAAACTTGTTTCTGGTGGAGCCGGAGGATATGAATAGGAGTTACTGGATATGACGCAGTCCTTAAAAGAAAAATGGTGGGAGTTCCACAAACAAAACCCCCATGTTTACGAACTGTTTGAGCAGTTTACTTTTCAAGCAATTAACGCGGGCTTTGAAAATTATTCTGCCAATGCAGTGTTTGAAAGAATACGGTGGCACACAGACATCGAAACTAAAAGCAACGGTGGATTCAAATTAAGTAACAATCACCGCGCTTACTATGCTAGGTATTTTCATCACCTTAATCCAGAATATGACGGGTTTTTCAGAACCAAAGCCATAAGTGAGCATTGGAATGGTTAGGGTTATAACAAACATTCTAATCTTCCTGAAACTGCCCCTGCAAATAATTCTGGGGGCATACATATCCTTCGTCCTGATAGCAATGACCATTGCTTACTATGAACACAAAAAGAATGAGGCATCACATGAAGCGCGACCAACTATTACACAAAGCTGAAGAACTGATTAACGGCGACCGCGCCAAAGAATATGGCGATGCCAAGAAAAACTTTGAGGACATAGCCAAGCTGTGGTCTGTCGTGCTCGAAGTAGAAATCACGCCTCAACAGATGGCGTTGTGCATGATTATGGTGAAGGCCGCACGGCTGATGAAAACCGACCATGAAGATAGCTGGATCGACATTGCAGGATATGCGGCACTAGGCGGAGAAAAATAATGGCACTACAGATGACAATGTTCGGCCCGAAAAGCGAATGGGTTCCGCCCGCAGAACTGCCCGACATCTTCGATGCCAAGCAAATCGCAATAGATGTCGAGACCCGCGACCCAAATATCAAGACCAACGGGCCCGGATGGCCTAGTGGTGATGGTGAGGTAGTGGGCTACGCTATAGCCGTGGCAGACTGGGCTGGATATATCCCCATCCGTCATCTAGGTGGCGGCAATCTGGACGAGCGCATTGTCAACAAATGGCTGAAGAAAGTATTTGAGTGCCCTGCCGACAAGATCATGCACAACGCACAATATGATGCGGGCTGGATTAAGCGCATGGGCTTCACGCTCAATGGCCGCATTATCGACACAATGCTTATTGCGTCCCTGCTAGACGAAAACCGTTTCAGCTACAGCCTGAACAGCCTCTGTTACGACCTGCTTGGCAAAATTAAGACAGAGAAGACGCTACAGGAAGCTGCCAGAGAGTTTGGCCTCGACCCCAAAGCAGAGATGTGGAAGATGCCCGCTATGTATGTCGGGCCGTATGCACAGAACGACGCGGAGATCACGCTTGATCTATGGAACTATCTGGCTACGCAACTGACCAAAGAAGACCTCTGGCCTATCGCTAACCTCGAATTAAAACTTCTGCCGTGCCTGATTGACATGACTTGGCGCGGCGTCCGCGTTGACCAAGACCGCGTCGAGCGCACCAGAAATCACCTTATCAAGCAGGAAAAAGAAATCCTGAAGCAGATTAAATCTGTAGCAGGCGGCGATGTGGAACTGTGGGCGGCGGCATCTATCGCTAAAGCTTTCGATAAATTAAGCATCCCCTATCCAAAAACAGAAAAGGGCGCACCGTCATTTACCAAAGCGTTCCTGACCGACCACCCGCATGAACTGGCGCAGTTAATCGTTAAAGCCCGCAACCTGAATAAAACCAGCGGCACATTTATTAACACCATTATGAAGCACTGCCACAACGATGGCCGCATTCATGCCCACATTAACCAAATCCGCTCTGACGACGGCGGCACGGTATCGGGGCGCATATCCATGTCCAACCCCAATTTGCAACAAATCCCTGCCCGCGACCCAGAACTTGGCCCGATGATCCGTAGCCTGTTCCTGCCGGAAGAAGGCGAACAGTGGGCGGCGATTGATTTCTCGCAACAGGAACCACGCATCTTGGTGCATTACTCATATGTATATGGCAAAGCCCGCGGCAAACAGATGGCTGGCGTGGAAGAATTTGTCGATGCCTACCGCAACGACCCAGATATGGACTTCCACACAATGGTGGCGGAAATGGCTAACATCCCGCGTAAGCAAGCCAAGACCATCAATCTGGGCATGATGTATGGTATGGGCGTGAACAAACTATCCGACCAACTAGATATTGATGTAGATGAAGCCAAAGGCCTTGTCCGGCAGTATCACGACCGCGTCCCATTCGTCAAAGGCCTGATGAATGGCGTCCAAAATCGGCTCAACGACCGCGGCTCAAGCGGCTCTATCCGCTCTATACTGGGCAGAAAGTGCCGTTTTGACCTCTGGGAGCCCGACACATTCGCCATGAACAAGGCTCTCACCTACCAAGATGCCGTCAAAGAATACGGTGAAACCACCCGCCTG